CGAGCTTGTCTTGATACCCCTAAACATCACTGCACCACCACTGCGGAGGTTCTTTACATCCGTCTTGGTGTGGGTGTACCATTTCGAGTTTCCATCAAGCTCCACTTTCTCCATGAACTCAGGGATAACAGACATTCCAGCAGACACCATTGTGTAACGAGTATATAGTATCTGGTGGACTATTCTCTTTGCAGGAGTTGGATGTTTTACCTCAAACAACAGACGCTCAATGAAAGTGGAAACATTGAAAGACTTTCCACTTCCTCTACCACCAGTAACAAGAATGATGAACTTATCCTTGTTATGGTACAACGGAGCATATATCTGCTGAGGATTTATTCTATTCATTTGTGTTATCGGTCATCCATTTATCAATGTCGATACCATTCTCGGAGTACAAGTCATCTTCATCGGTCTGTTTGTTCTCCATCTTGCGCCATGTCGGGTCGTGGTGATAGAGTAGGGTTGCGATAGCCTGCATATTAGGAGGTAACTCTATTTCGGACTCTTGTACCACTGCTTTATCCGTCAGAGTTACCCAGCCTGTGCCACCGCAATAGGGGCATTTCTTGTCTGCCCCCATACATTCGCACTTGTCCTGAACGAACTTAACTATCCTTGATTTGGTCTTCTTTCCACCAATCGCACCCTTGATGTATGTACCACGAAGCAAAGCTACAATTCTTGTCCGTCCATGTGCTAAGACCCTATTAATTTCAGCTCCTCTGCGCTTATTTTCTTCCTCGTTCCAACATTGATAATTGCCGTTCTTCATAGACCCAAATACATCATCGGATAGGTTGAGTTCATTTGCAATCTCGCTATCCGTGTATCCGTTCATTGCAAGCTGCTCTATACGCTTGTAGAAATCTTCACTATCGTAGTCGTGTTTTGGTTTTGCCATATCTTTTAACGATTATAATTTGCTTTTATAGAATATTCTTTTTACATTTGCAATATAGATTGATGGTCGCATCGGTAGCGAGGCACCCGAAAGGCTGCATATTGCAAGGTTCAACTCCTTCGCCAATCTACTTAGGGGCTTAATTGCCCCTATTTTATTTTTGTATATTGTGGTGCGTTCATTTTGTTTTTATCTACTACTCCAATAGATACGACTTGATTGTAATATCGTTTACCTATCTTCTGATTAGGTTCTATTACAACTTTCAATACTTTACCTTTAGAATATTTCACGCTTGATACATAGATTAGGCGGCTTCTGTTTCTGTCTATATAGACATTTTTCAGTTTCTTTACCGCTGCTTCAACCATTCTAAATCTATGTGTATTTACCGTTGCCCCTTTCTGTTTCTTTGGGTGATTACGATATTTCAATATGGTTTTATCTGTAATGGCAGCGAGTTCGGACTTTACTACAATACCTTTCCGAGACAAGTCCCTTAGATATGCTTTGTTTGTCCTACCGAAGATATACACGGATTTCCTTACTCTTCCGCTTGCAAGAACTTTATCTGCAAATCCTTGTAGGTCTCTTGTGTATCTCCGCTTGTTACCATTTAAACCATATATCAATATACCTTCACCCATTATTCAGTTAAAAGGGTTTCTATCTTTTCAGAGAATACTTCACCTTTGAGGAACTTCTCATCGGGGTTAAACCCGAACTTCTCACAAAACTCTACTTTTGCATCCCAATTGTCGAATGATAGCATAAGATAAGCATCCATATTTGCGGCTGCCTTTGTAGCAGCCTCCTTAACCTCTTGCTTTACCTGCTTCATGTGGGCGACCTTTTCGGCTCTCTCGGATTGCTTCTGTGCTACTTCTGTTTGACGTTCCTCTCTGACGGGTTCCATAAGTGTGTCGAGTTCATCAGCGATGGTGTTTTCTTCTTCTGTCTGAAAGTGGAAATCAACACCGATAATATCGAGGTCTTGTTCGGTCAGTCCTGCATCCTTATAGTCAATATCAGAGATAAGCTCACGGAGTGTATCGTAATCCCACTCGCCCTGCGCTGATGGGTTGTTGAGAAGTATAAGAAGCTCTTTCTCTTCTTTCTCCTCTACATCTATCAAGTCCACTCGGATAGGGTAGTCATTATCCTTTGTGTCGGAGTTGTACTTTTGGAGTTCGTCCATGACCGAAAGGCGTTGATGTCCACTTACAAGAGTATATCCTGTCCGCTTGTTCACCACGATACCTCCGACCATGCCAAACTTCTTTATACCACGTTTGAGAGCCTTGCGGTTCTCTTCAGGAATAGTACGAGGGTTCTGCTCGTGAAGTTTAATTTGAGAGCGTAGGAGTTCCACGCTCTCTGATGTGAAGTATTTGTTATCCATCTGACTTTTCTCTTTTAAATTGTTATCCTGCTACTGCGCCATATCCGTGCTGCTGAACTGCACGACTTTCCGCCCTTGCAATAAGCCTGTCTCTTGACTGCTTAGCTTTTCGGCTCAATGCACTTGTTTCCCACGTATTCTTTCTTCGCCAATTCGCCTCGCTCAATCTTTCAGCCTGTGCGTAAATTTGTCTAAGAGTTTTTCTTGCCATAATTATTCTTTGTTATCCTGTTTATAATTCTGTTCAAATAAAATTCTCTCGCTCATTGGAAACACTTTGTATATCTTCTCTAAGTCCTGCGGATAGTGCTCGTTAAGCCATGTAAAGCAATCTATGTTAAATCCTAATCCGTTACTTGCCTTGTTGCCGTATAAAACTGGCTGCGGTAAACGCTTCATACGCATATATGCTTTAACGTCTTTCTGTGTCCATGAAGCAAGAGGATAAACTAAACCGTTATTCTCATACTCGTTAGCTTCATAACCTTTGAGCATAAGATTTCGGTTCATTCCGTCCGCTTTCTTCATACCTAAGAACGTATAGTAAATACCTGTCTTTAACCTCACCGCCTTAATCACGTCAGCGAGTTTCAGCAGCTTAACTTTAGGATTAGGTACACAATACAGACCGCCACGAAGTATATACGTTAAATTCCAATGAGGAACTTGCATGAACTCTACCTTTGGATATTTCTTCTTTACCCACCTTATCCAACCATTGATGTGGTCTAAGTCCTTAACGAAGGACATAAACACACATACAACCTTTTCAAAGTGTGGATAGACTAAGTCCAATGTAACGAGCGAATCCTTACCAAGTGAACACATAACGATGCAAGATGACTGCTTTTCAGCCACCCTGCATATTACGTTATGTGCTTCTTGTAACTTGTTCATTATCCTGCGCTCATTCCAAAGCCCTTACGGAGCTGCCTATATATAGTCTTATGACTGCCCAATTTATTACCAGCTACCAACTGATGACGTCCACTATTGCCCAGATAAGAACCTGTTGCACCTGCGATACGACCTTTCAGTGTTTGTGCATTTCTTCTTGCCATAATCTAATACCTATTGAGATTACACTTTCTTCGACTTGTCTCTTATGTTGTGCGAAAGTATCTTACCCAAATCAAACACTACTTGCTCGGCTACCCATACAAGTGGATTGCCATCTTTGTCCCTGCCGTGCTCATAGGTGATAGGCTCGTTATTATCATCTACGAATATCTCACAATGTGCGCCCAAGACCTCAATAAGTGCGCTGTCTCTATCTTTGTTGTAGCCAACATAGAATTGAATAGCATCATACTTGATAGGCTGCGCATTGCCGTCTGCATCTTCGATTTCAAACCCTTCTTCATCAAGCTGTAATAACTTCTTGATAGTAGTAGGACGAACCTCACGAAATTCTTGCACCTTACGACCTGCAAGGATAGCATCGAAATACTTCTGTTTGATAATTAGATTCAATACTTTCATACGACTTTTCTCTTTTTTAATGTATCACAAAGATACGATTTAACATTATTATATTTAGAAAAATCCGCTCTGTATAACTTACAATGAGCGGATTGTTATTTTTATACTATATCCAGGTGTAAGTCTTTCACCTTTGTTGGCTTAAATCCTCTATCTCTCTCAACTCTCATACCCCATTGACCTGTTACGCTTTCTAACTGAGAAAGGGTGAAATAGCCAATCTCAGCGAACTGCCCAACAGTGATGCCGAAGAACTCATAATCATTATCTGCCTTCTCAGCTTCGAGTACATACCACGTGTAACCCTGCAAGAAGAACTTGCATACTACTACGGCATCTTTGACCTTGCCATCTTGTGAATACAAAGGGTACTTTGCTAACTCTTTCTCAACAGCTTTTGTTATCAGTTTCATAACTTATATATTAATAGTTTTATATTTGTTTCTTAATCACAATGCAAATGTAATGACTATAATCATACAAAACAAATGTTTTGCGCAAAAAGTGTATGATTTTAATAAACGTTAGCAAATAAGGGTTACTTATGTTTATAATATTACATAAATTAACAAAAGGTTGATTTTAATCAAACAAAACACCTAAATATTTGCATTATTCATTTCTTCTTTATACTTTTGCAGTGTAGTTTATAATCAACATGTAATATGGATATAAAAAAGGTAATAAAAGAGCGCGGCTACACAATAGAAGATGTAGCAAAGAAAATGGGAATTTCAAGGGTTACACTTAGCCAAAATATGAGCCGTAACCCAACAGTTGGCACATTGGAGCGCATTGCAAATGCTATTAATTGTAATGTAAGTGAGTTCTTTGCAGACGAAAAGGACGCATCAAACACCATTATTTGCCCTCATTGTGGGAAGCCAATCAAGTTTGAAAAAGTATAATTAATAAATAAAAA